CCGATTTCTACATAAAGAGTTTTTTTAGTCATTTGAGGGGGTTGTCTCTATACCTATATTATAAACATATTTGTCAACAACTGTCAACAAGGTTTCATTACTTTTACATCAAATCCTTTTTCTTTCAACTCCTCAATCCTGTATTTCTGGATTTCACTTAACCTTCCCTTCGGCCCTTTGACCTCAATAAACTTAACCTCATCTGGTTTCATACAGATCAGATCAGGTAAACCAGCTTTGTTGCACATAATTAACTTGATTACTGTCCACCCTTCTTTCTCGTGACTGTCGATCAGCTTCTTCTGATATTGAGCCTCTGTCATTTCTGTAATGCTTGATCGTATAGCTTTCCTTTGATTGTACTACCTGATAAACTTTTGGCTCAATTCCCTTTTCTGCAAAAATATAATGGATTTTGTTTTTTCTATCCCGACCAAGAAAACTTGCTCTTTCTCTTCCCTGCAAATAACTAAGTGCAGAATAATCAATACCATAAAATATTAAATGATCCGCACTGCTAAGATTTACTCCTTCTCTACAACTCTTGACCTGACCGATAAAAACAGAATCACTTACAGCATTAAATATATCTGGATCATCTGTTGCCCTATATCCAAAAAAATCTCTTAGCATTTTACCTTCAGCGATAAAACAATATAAAATAGCAATCTTTCCACTGAAATTATCTCTTATATATTCAATCTTGCTTTTATCAAATATTACCGCCCCATGGTTCTCAGTAATGACATGGCCATTATAAATCTGCCGTAATTTGCTCATAACCTTTGCACCAGTGTCAGCCACGACTGATCTTCCTGTTGGTCTACCAATAACACCGTTTTTTAATATCCGATAAGCAAGGCGATAAGTTCTTCTCGACATCTTTACAAGATGCACTTCCTCCTCCACTTCCTGAGTGAAGCCTGCCTCTTTCTGTGTCATCTGCACTGTATAAGGTTCAATATCCTTTAAAATTTTTTTTTGCTTGGCATCTGAATAATCTTTGATCACAACACCAGTTCCCACTCTTTTCTCCTTTACATCAACATAATCACTAGCCCACCTGTAAAAATTCTGATATTTACTCCACAGAAAAGGTGTCAATGACCATTGATGATAAAGCTGGCTAAAGCTTTCGGGGCTTGGTGTTCCACTCATCAATATGATGCTGTTATATCTAAGCTGCAAGATATTCTGATATCGTTGAGATGGTTTTGGAAATGCACCCACGCTGTGGGCTTCATCAACGATGATCATATTCCAACTTGTTCCCTTAAAATTTTTTAGCTGTTCAAAGTTAGTTATGGATACTACCCTCTCAAGATTCATCTTTTCTACATCACTTTTTATACTTGGTATTGCTTTTTTCTTAGTGATCACCAACACCTTTTCAAGTGCCATATTCCTGACAACAGATAATGCAACAAGTGTTTTTCCTGTTCTACATTCACCACTTAGATAACCGCATTTTTTGATCTGACAAAGCCTAGTTAACTTGCTGCTTGCCACTTTTTGATATTTTCTTAATACTACCATTGACAGTGTTGTTTATATAGCTATTGTACTTAGGAACGCTATATGTGCAATACCTATGCAACAGAAACCAAAGAAAGCAATTCAAATCTATTTAGAAGAAGAGCAAATCCAGTGGCTTGATGATAATAAAGGCCCAGAATTAAAACGTGGTGGGGTTATAAGAAATCTTATTAGAGAAAAGATGGAGCAGGCTGCATAACAATGGATATAAAAGAAGAACTGCTTGGCCTTCCCAAGCACTGGGGTTTTGTTGCCGTTCAAAATAAAAGACCCTATCAAAACGACTGGCAAAATAATCCACTTACTCGCTCTCAGTTATTCAAAGAAATCTCTTCTAAAAAATCTACAGGTATCGGTGTTTGCTGTGGAACTCCTTCAGGTGGCCTTCTTTTCTTAGATCATGATGGCCCATCAGCAGCAAAGATATTAGGTGAATGGGGTTTTTCTCTTTCATCATTACCTCCATCATGGATGGTCACATCAGGTCGGGTCGGTAGATTTCAAATAATCTATCAAGTTCCAGAAAAATATTGGCCAAAGATTAAGACACGCAAATTTCAAACAGGTGTAAAAGATGAAGATGGCTCTGTTGAACAGATCGAACTGCGGTGGAATGGTACGCAATCCATAGTATCTGGTAAACATCCAAAGACTGACGGCTATAGATGGATGGATGGAAGATCACCAAAAGATCTTGAAATCGCAGAAGCTCCCTTTGCCATAATCGAAAAGATGATGGAGCAGAAGAAAAAGACAACAACTCCACAGATACAAACATTAAATTCAGACACAGATAAGGCACGATCACTCCTTCAATCAATAAATCCAAACCGGTTAGATGATTATGATGCTTGGCTCAAAATTGGTATGGCTGCACATTCAGTTGGTGATAATTCACTTCTTCATGATTGGGAACAGCTATCACAGAAAAACAGCAAGTATCAATCAGGGGAATGTGAAAAGAAATGGCAATCCTTTAAGTCATCTGGTGTTTCTCTTGGCACTTTGCAGAAGTTTGCTTCAGAAGATGGTTGGACTCCACCTCCACGAACTTTTCCAACTTCAATAAAACCAACGGAAGAACCAATACCTGTCCCTCGTAAATTAGAACAACTTACATCACAGGAGCTTATAAAGTTTTTACGCAACCTAAAACAGGAAATAAGATTTAATACCTTTTCCCATTCAATTGAAATGGATGGCAAAGTAATAAAAAATATTGAACTTTTTTACCTCACACTCGCAGAACTTGGTTATAAAGTGCCAAAAGAAATGGCAATTGATTGCCTCCTAAAGGTTGCCCATGAGAATGAATATGATCCAGTAAAGCTATATCTTGATCATTGCTACAACGAAATCCAACCAACATATATAGACAGACTTGCCTCAACATATCTAAGACCACAGGATCAAAACCTGAAAGAGCCGACCATTTATGATGTGATGCTGAAACTTACTCTCATAAATGCAGTAAGGAGAGTTTATATTCCAGGTTGCAAACATGATTCGGCAACTGTCCTTCAAGGTTCACAGGGAATAAAAAAATCATCATTTTGGCAAACATTATTCGGCCCCTTCTTCTCAGATGCCCTCGGTGATATTTCTTCTAAAGATGATCTACTTGTTCTCCACCGCTCATGGGGAATGGAATGGTCAGAAATTGACGGGGTCACAAGTCGCAAACACGCTGGAACAATAAAAGCCTTTTTATCAAGATCAACTGACCTCTTACGAGTGCCATACGGTAAATCCGTTGAAGAATGGCCAAGAAGAGGCATCATTGTCGGATCAACTAACAAAGAATCAGGTTTGCTTATAGATGATACAGGAAACAGAAGATTTCATATAATACCCTGCGCTACAAAATCAATAGATCTTGATTCCTTACAACTAGAAAGAGACAGTATTTGGTCGGCTGGTGTTCATGCCTTTAAAAATAAAGAATCGCACTTCTTATCGTTTGAACAAGAAAACCAGATCGAAAAAGAAAACCTTGGTTATATGGTTGATTCGCCTTGGCTTTCGGTAATAACCAAATATTTAAATGATCCAGCTAACGCTGTAAAAGATATAACTATTGAACTTTTATTAACAGAAGCAGTGGAGAAACCAATCGAAAGACAGACAAAATCTGACATCATGACTGTCTCATCTATTCTCAAATCCTTACAATATGAACGTAAAAGAAAACGCTTGGAAGGAACACCTAAATGGGTGTGGTTCTTACCTGATCTCACCCCTGTTCTCACTACTGGGAACGCTCAAAACCTTTGAAATCACTATCTTATATATATATGTTCTCTATGTTCTCTATGTTTTATATATATATATAATAATAGATAATATAGGGGGATATATAGGGTTAGGTAAGTCTTAAGCATTGCTGGGTACACTAGAGAACGTGAGAACAGCCCCTAGTCTCAAATGAGTCTTATTTTGTCATTTTTTAATACTGAACTACTATAAACTTATGACTTCAATTAATGATTTACAAAACGATCATAAAAACGCTCGTAAGCGTACCGATCGTTCCTCAAAGCTTATAAAAGAATCACTCCAAAAATTTGGTGCTGGAAGATCAATTGTGATTGATGAAAACAACAGAATACTTGCAGGCAATGGAACAATCGCTGGTGCAAAAGCAGCAGGGATAAAAAACCTCAAAGTCATAGAAACTGATGGTAATGAAATTATTGCCGTTAAAAGAACTGGGCTTTCTGAAGATGAAAAGGTTGGTCTTGCTTTAGCTGATAATAGAACCTCGGATCTTTCAGAATGGGATCTTAATATGCTTGAAGAATTAAGCCAAGAGCATGACCTCGAACCTTGGTTTGATAATGATGATTTAAAAGAATTACTTGGAGAGACAGAAGTATTACCAGCAGAAGGTTTAACAGATCCTGATGATGTTCCAGAAGTACCAGAAGAACCAATAACAAAAGAAGGTGATTTATATATTCTTGGCAATCATCGGCTTTTTTGTGGTGACTCCACAAATATTCAGCACGTTGAAAAACTTATGGATGGTAAAAAGGCTGATATGGTCTTTACCGATCCTCCCTATAATGCCGATTATTCATCAAGAGTTGATAAAAAAAGAAGAAAACCTTGGGGAGGAATTTTGAACGATAAAATGACTCAAGAATCTTTTGATAACTTTTTAATTGATATTAACTCATTACTTTGGGAATTTTTAGTGGAAGGGGGTTCTATTTATGAATGTATTGATTGGAAAAGGTATCCACAAATGGCAAGTGTATTTGCAGATGCTTTCACACAAAAAGCAATGTTAGTATGGAATAAAAATTATTTTGGTTTAGGAACTTATTACAGAACAAAACACGAGATTATATTGTTTGGAGTTAAAGGTCAAAAAATAAATATTTGGAACGCAAAGCATAATGAGATGGATGTTTGGGATATAAATAGAGAAAAAGTTTTCAATTATAAACATCCAACGCAAAAACCTGTTGAATTAGCAGAAAGAGCTATGAAAAATAGTACAAACCTTAAAAATATTATTCTTGATTTATTTGGAGGTTCTGGTTCAACTTTAATTGCTGCTGAACGTCTTAAAAGACAAGCATTTTTAATGGAGTTAGACCCAAAATATTGTGATGTAATAGTAAAAAGGTGGGAAGATTTTACAGGTAATAAAGCAAAACGTGTATCATCTAGTTAATGGGTAAAAAAGGATCAAAAGCTGAAACAATAATTAGGTCGCAGAAGTTTGCTCGTATCATTGCAAACGGTGGCCGTAGATCCGATTGCGTACGTTATGCAGCCGAAAATTGGGGGGTAAGCGAAAGAGCTTGTTGTAAGTACATAAACATAGCTAGAGACGAGTTGAAGAAGGATTGGGACATGGAAAGACCCCAAATGGTGGCTGACCTTTTGGCACAATGTAGCACCTTACAGATGGAAGCCAGGAAGGCTGGTCATTATCACATTGCTCTCGGTGCGATCAATACAGCAGCCAAACTTGCACAGATTGTTTCGTGAGCATTTTAGATACAGCAAGACAAGGGAATGTTTTATATCAAATCGGTGCTTATGATTTACCGACAGCAAATGAAGCAATAGAACGTATTAATCAAGATTTACTTCCGCATCAATCAAAGTTTTGTGATGACCTTGATCATAGAAAACTGGCACTTGTTTGTGGTTTTGGTGCTGGTAAAACTCATGCACTAATTTCAAAATCTTGCATACTGGCAGCACTCAATGTGGGTCATGTTTCCGCTATCTTTGAACCCACTGCGCCAATGCTTAGAGATATTCTGCAAAGAACAATGAATGAATTGCTTGATCAATGGCAGATTCCTTACACATTCAGGGCATCACCATTACCTGAGTACAATCTAGAATTTGCAGAGGGAACCCATACAATCTTGCTCAGAACAATGCTTACATATCAACGTCTTCGAGGGCAAAACCTCTGTGCAGTTGGATTTGACGAGGCAGATACTATTCCAAAACGAGAAGCAGAAAGCGCAATGAATATGGCACTCGCAAGACTTAGATCAGGTAATGTTCAACAGTTTTATGCAACAACAACTCCTGAAGGTCACGGTTGGGCATTTGAAACTTTTGAAAAAAATAAAAAGTCTGACACAGGATTGATCCAGGCAAAGACAAAAGATAATCCTTATCTGCCTGACAACTTTATTCAATCTCTTGAGGAAAATTATCCACCGCAGTTAATAAAGGCTTATCTCCTTGGCCAATGGGTCAACCTTACTAGCGGACAGGTTTATAACAGGTTTTCTAGAGAACATCATGTCATCAACAAGATACCCTTTGACATCCAGATGGAGACTTTACTTTGTGGTATAGATTTCAACGTGATGAACTGCAACTGCGTCATTGGTGTAAGAGATGGTGACAAGCTGGTGATCATTGATGAAATATCAAAACAAAAAGATACAGATGCGTTGGCGCAGGAGTTGCTCAGACGTTATCCTTCAAACAGAATATTAGTTTACCCTGACGCTAGTGGTTCAGCACGTTCAACGATTAACGCATCAAAGACAGATCTCGCAATACTCCAAGGTTACGGCTTCGGTTCAATGGCTCTCAAGAGCAACCCCTTTATCAAAGATCGAGTTGCAACCGTCAATGCGTTACTACAGAACGGCAAAGGGGAAAGACGTTTGGCGATTCATGCCAGTTGCACTCGTCTGATTGAGTGCCTTGAGTTGCAAAGCTACGATGAAAAGACAGGAGATCCAGATAAACAGAATGGATACGATCATATGAACGATGCTCTAGGGTATTTAATTTATCGTGAATTTAATTTGCTTTATGGTAGGGCAGGCAAGCGAACAGGGATTAGAATATATTAAAAGTAATGGTACTATGAGGAAAAACCGTGTATAGCTCTCTGAATATTTACAATCAGCCTGTAACACTAGCTCCTACAACGGTTGCAAGTCCTAATGCTGCCTATCAAAGAATGGCAAATTTCTGGGGTTTGGTTGAAGATTTGAAAGAGGGAACATACAAAATTCGTAGTGAACACAGAAAATATTTAAATCAAGAACCAAGAGAAACTGATGATGCTTATGACACAAGGTTGGCAAGGTCAACAGTAGTGCCATATTTGCAGCGTATTGAGAAAATGTTGTCAGGTATGCTGGTTAGAAAACCTATAAGACTTGATGATGTATCTGACTTAGTTAGAGAGCAGCTATTTGATGTAGACCTTGAAGGTAATGACCTTAACGTATGGTTATATCAAACAGCTAGGGTTGCGATTTCTTTTGGTCATGTTGGTGTTTTGGTTGATGCACCGAAAGATGGAGAAAAGGCAAGGCCATATTGGGTCACTTATGCGCCAAAAGATATTCTTGGTTGGAGAACAGAAATTATTGATGGTGTAAGAAAATTAACTCAACTGCGATTGATGGAACAGGTTGTTGAATCTGATGGCAAGTATGGAGAGAAGATTGTAAAACAGATCAGGGTGCTTGAGCCTGGTAGATATGAAATCCATAGAAAAAACAACAAGGGTGAATATAAATTACATGATGAAGGAGAGATGAGCATAAAAGATAAGATTCCTTTTGCTGTGGCTTATTCAAACCGAGTTGGATATTATGAATCACGCAGTCCTTTGTATGACATAGCAGAACTCAATCTCAAGCATTACCAGATACAAAGCGACCTCGATAATATTTTGCATATCAGTTCTGTTCCATTGCTTGCAGTCTTTGGATATCCAAATGCAGATGAGATAACAACAGGGCCAAATGAAGCATTGTCATTACCACCTGAATCAAGAATGGAATATGTCAGCCCATCGGGTGACAGTTATGACAGCCAGTTTACAAGGCTTAAAGATATTGCAGATCAGATCAATACATTGTCATTAGCTGCCGTACTTGGTCAGAAGTTGGTAGGTGAATCAGCAGAGGCCAAAAGGATTGATAGATCACAGAATGACAGTACAATGATGGTCATTGCTCAACAGATGCAAGATCTGATTGATAACTGTCTCAAGTTTCATAGTGAATATCTAAATGAACCAAACGCTGGCAGCAGTTTTGTTAACAGAGACTTTGTTACTGCAAGATTAGAACCACAGGAGATTCAATCATTACTTGCATTATTTACTGCTGGCACTATTAGTCAAGAAACATTACTTACACAATTAAGTAGTGGTGAGATTCTTGGCGATGATTTTGATGTGGAAGAAGAAGTTGAGGCAACACAAGCTGGTGGGTTGATCGAAATGGAAGCTCCTACTCAAACAGATGAATCATAATAAATGGCAGTTCCGGAGGCTTTTTATCGTGAAGCGATTGACCTGAACAGGTATAGCAATAAGGTTCAGTTTCAAATTGCTAGTCAGTTCAATGAGGTAATTTTAGATGTATTAAGAAAGATAAGAGACCTTGAGGGCAACAGCCCAACTACAACTGCAAGGCTTCGATCAATATTGGCACAAATGGTTGATAGTTTGAAAGGTTGGGAAAACGAAAGTGCAGCTTATATGATTGATGAGTTGCAAAACTTGGCAGAGTTTCAAGTTGGTTTTGTACAGGATCAATTGCAAAGAGTTTTACCAAAGGGAGAGTTCCAAGTGAACACAGTTGCTGTTTCTCCTGACTTTGCAAAATCTATTGTCACAAAAGATCCGACTACCATGACCATTAGATTGAGAGATAAAGATGGTGTGTTTAGGTCTGCTCAGTTTGCATTGACCGCAAAAAGGGGATCAGAGATATCATTACCAAACGGAAAAAATGTAAAAAAGTCATTTAGAGGTATTGCTGAAGATTCTGCCTCAAGATTGTCAAAAGCGATAAGACTTGGTGTTTTAGAAGGCGAGTCTTTACCAAAAATTGTAAGAAGGCTTAAAGGGCCAAACCTTAGATTCAATGCTAAACCACAAAATGCGATTGCATTAAACTCTGCTTTAAAAAATTCTGAGGGTATGCTTCTATCAAACAAACAAATCCAAACTGTTGTAAGAACAACTGTTAACCAGGTACAAAATGCAGCAAGTCAGGCGGTGTATGCAGCAAACAAAGATATTACAGGCAGATATCAATATGTGGCAACGCTTGATGCAAGGACAAGTTCTATCTGTCAAAGATTAGATGGTCAATTGTTCAGATATGATCAAGGGCCTGTTCCTCCACAGCATTTCAACTGTAGATCAACTACTGTTCCTGTTATTGATGATGATGATTTGGCAAGAGCTTTTCCAAATACAAGACCAAGTGCAACAGGTCGTGTTCCTCAAGATACAAACTATGCAAACTGGTTAAAAGATAATCCTGATTTACAAGATAAGGTGTTGGGGAAAAAGAAAAGATATTTCAATTATCTGATGAGTCCTAAACGAGGTACAAAACAACTTAACGCTACAAATGCCCTAAAAAAAATTATCCGTGAGGATGGATCAGAGCTAACATTAAAAGAACTAGCTGCAAAATACAAAGATGCCAATTAAAAAAGGAACATCACAAAAAACAATCACAGGTAATATCAGAATGTTGATGAGAGAAGGCAAATCAAGGTCACAGGCAATTGCTATTGCATTATCTACAGCAGGCAAAAAGAAAACAGCTAAGAAACGTAAAAGGAAGTAATATATAAACAGTTACTTTTATTGTTATGCCATCACACTATGGATCAATGAAGCCAAAGGGTAAAAAGAAAAAAAAGAAGGGAGGTAAAAAATAATGGGATATACATTTAAAGTTCAGACTTATGATGAGTCAAAGCCAAAGGCTGAGACTAAACCTAAAACAACAAAAAAATCTAAAAAGGTAAAAGGTGACTAGAAAGTTCAGGCGGGTTCCAAAAGATAAAAAGACAGGTGTTCCTAAAAAATATCTGTCTGGGGCTATGAACAAGTTAGCGAAAGCTGCTGAAATAAAGAGGACTGCCGAAGCCTATCGAAAAGGAGAATTTATTGATATAAAAGCTGTATCAAAATCACGCACCGAACAAAATGTCACAGGCAAAAAGAAGAAAACCACTAAGCGAAAGCGTAAAAGCTAGCCTCAAGAAAAAGGCAGAAGGCACTCGCTTTTTTTATGGTGAACTTGCAGAAGTTTATCGTAAGGGACAGGGTGCATATCTTGGTGCTGGTTCAAGAAATGTTCCTATGGCAGCATGGGCGATGGGCAGGGTGAATAGTTATATGACAGGTAAAGGTGGAGCAAGAACAGCAGACGCTAAAATTTATTCAAAATATCAAAAGAAAAGATAATGGCTCCACTTACAAAAAAACAAAAAGAAACCTTGAAAGCTCATTCAGTGCATCACACAAAAAGGCATATGAATTATATGGTGCGAAAAATGCGTGAGGGTATGAGTTTTGCAAGGGCGCATAGAATGGCACAGGAGAAGATAGGTAAATGACAATCAAAAGAGGTGGCCATACTTTTCAAGGGGTTGATAAACCAATCAGAACTCCAGGTCATTCAAGTGGTAAGTCTCATGCTGTGGTTATCAAACAAGGTGATGGATTTAGACTTATTAGATTTGGTATGCAAGGAGCAAAGACAAAACCACCAAGAAAAGGCGAAAGTGACGCAGATAAGGCAAAACGCAAAAGTTTTAAGGCTAGACACGCCAAAAATATTGCAAAAGGTAAGACAAGTGCAGCTTATTGGGCTGACAAAGTAAAGTGGAGTTAGTATATTAATAAATATTACGATTTTTTATGTCAGAAGAGCCTATCAAGCCAAACCCTTCTCCTGAACAATATGCAGCTTTACAGGAAGAACTACAAAAACTAAAAGCTAATAATGCAAAATTATTAGATCAGAATATAAAAGCAAAAGAAGCAGGCAAAGCTATTCCACCAGATGTTGATGTAAATGCCTTGATTGCTTATAAGCAGAAAAAAGAACAGGAAGAACTAGAGGCACAGGGTAAATATGAAGAGGCAAGAGAAAAACTTGCAACTCAATATCGTGAAGCTGAAGAGGCAAAAAACAAAAGGATCCAGGAACTTGAGCAAAGACAGAGAGAACTTGAGGTGGAAGCCCCTGCTGTTAGTGCATTAGCTGATGTTGTTCATGACCCACAATATGTTTTGTCAAGAATAAACAGAGATCAACTTGCAAGAGAAGCAGATGGCACTGTTGTTATCGTTGATGGTTATAACAGAACTCCTGTGAAGGATTGGGCGCAACAAAAGATGCCTCAATGGGTACAGAAAAACCCAAGGCCACAAGGCGGTGGTGCTACAACAACCAAAGTAACTGCTGATGTTATTACAGGAGAATCCAACCCATTTGCCAAAGAATCTTTTAATTTAACTGAGCAGGCAAGATTATATCGTACAGACATTAATAAATATAATATGCTCAAAAACGCAGTTAGCGGTTAATATAAAGTTAACTTGTTTGTATAAGTTAGGTGTTGTCACCGAAAAGTAAAAATCATTAGTACATTTTTTAATGGCTACATTAAGAAGTGATTTAATAATCCCTGAGGTTTTTACACCCTATCTGATTGAAGAAACAACTCAAAGAGATGCTTTCTTGCAGAGTGGGGTCGTGACACCTTTGGCAGAATTAAATCTATCCGCAGAAAGAGGCGGTGACTTTGTAAAGATTCCATTCTACAAAGCTAACTTATCTGGAGACTTTGAAGTTCTTACAGATTCATTATCATTAACACCTGGAAAGATCACAGCTGATAACCAAATTGCTGCTGTTCTTCACAGAGGTCGTGCATTTAGTTCAAGAGACTTGGCTGCATTAGCAGTTGGTGGTGGCCCAGATCCAATGGCTGCTATTGCTCAGAAGATGGCTGCTTATGTTAACAACCAGAAGCAGAAGGATTTATTCTCTTGCTTAACTGGTGCATTTGGTTCAATCAACGCAAACGACAGCAACTCTGCTTTATTTGCTTTAACAATTGATTCAGAATCAGGTGACACTCCAACAACATTAAGTCCAAGACACGTTGCAAAGGCACAATCTTTACTTGGTGATCAGGGATCAAAACTTACAGCCGTTGCAATGCACTCAAAAGTCTTTTATGACTTGGTTGAGAGAAATGCAATTGATCGTATTTATGACAACACTGGCGCACCTGATACAGGAGCAACAGGTGGTAGCACAGTAAGAGCATTTGATGGCCCAACTGCTGTTAATACCTTTATGGGATTAAGAGTTATTGTTTCTGATGATGTTCCAACAACAGGTTCTGGTTCTTCTACTGAGTATTCAACATTCTTCTTTACACAGGGAGCAGTTGTTACAGGTGAGCAGGCACCAATCAGAACACAGACAGATAGAGATATCCTTGCTTTAGAAGAAGCAATGGCTGTTGACCTTCATTACATCTACCATCCAGTAGGTTTGAAGTATGCAGTTTCTACTGTCAACCCAACTCGTACAGTATTAGAGACAGTTGCCTCTTGGTCGAAAGTGTACGAAACAAAGAACATCGGAATTGTCCGTGCTACTAACGTAAGTAACCAAGATTAATTATGGCTTCTTTATTTGACGTAACTGCAGGCCTTTTAGTTGGGCCAACAGGTGGTGGCACTGTAACTCAGGCTACAAACAAATCAACAGGTGTAACTCTCAATACTGAGAGTGGACAGATTACAATGAACAACGCTGCATTAGCTGATGCTGCTGAAGTATCTTTCACAGTTACTAATAGCAAAATCGCTGCAACAGATGTTGTCGTTGCCTGTCATGGTTCTGCTGGAACTGCTGGTGCTTACATCGTAAGTGCTAATGCAATTGCCAGTGGTTCATTTGCAATCACAGTTTCTAACGTATCAGGTGGATCTTTAAGTGAAGCTATTGTTATTAACTTTGTTGCTCTAAAAGGTGCTTCAAGCTAATGGGAATGTACGCTTTTAGGCGTATGAGAGCGAGAAATGAGGCTGCTCAAAAGGCAGCTTCATTAACTCCAACTCTTGAAAAGCCAAAACCAAAACCAAAGCCCAAAAAGGTAAAACTAAATGGCGATATCACTTGATGCAACTGTTGGTGGTGCAAATGCAAACACCTATATAACACTTGATGATGCAAACTCATTTATTGAAGGTCTTGTCCTCAGTGATGATGCAGCAGCATGGGATGGGTCAAGCAACGACAATAAAAATCGTGCATTGTTTACCGCTGCACAAAGAATTGATCGTGAGAAGTTCTTGGGGGCTAGGGTAGATGATACCCAGGCACTAGAATGGC